GTTTCCCAGTCACGATCGGTAGTGCAGAAAAGGCACAAGCCCTCGCAAATGATTTCTTAATAAGCCACAGAGGGACGATAGAGGACGCTTCTCGACTTGCCCTTATTTACCCTATGGCTTTTATCAAACTAATCCCTGTGGACAATCCTGACATTTACAAACGTGTTGACATGATGGCTCTTTCACCTTGGGATGTTATCTTAGATAGAGATGTAAGTCGTATTCAGGACATGAGATTTATTGGACACCGATACTATTTACCTCAGAATGAAGTAATTGCAAAGTATGGCAACAAACAATACTCATTTACAGAGAAAAAATCATACTTTGATTCTTACATGGGTGGTATCTCAGAGGACGAAACTTACGGTGGAACAGAATCAATGTTTGCTTTCTTGGAAATCGTTGAGTTCTACGACCTAGTGGCAGACAGATTATACGTCTACAGTCCAGGCTATGCACGAGGAGAAAGGTTTTTACTCGATGAAGAGATACCTTTCCGTGATAATGATGGCAAACCAGTTTATCCAATCATTCCATTTTACTTCAACCGAAAACCTGATGTTCCACTAGAAGGTTATTCAGCCATGAAGCGGGTGTATGACCAATTATTTGAGATAAATACTATCAGAACATTCCAAGCAAATGCAGTCAGAAAGGCATCACGCCAATACATAGTAAAGAGGGGTATGCTTGATGAAGAATCAATGGCACAAGTTACCAGTGGTATTGATGGACTCTTTGTTGAAGTGGATGCTGATGACATCAATAATGTAATTCGTAATGTACCTCAGATTCAAACACCACCGGAGATACAGTTTTATTATGACCAAGTACAAAAAGATAAAGATAAGGGAAGTATACTTGCCCCGTTCACGAGGGGAGAGTCAACAAGAAGTTCTGCTACTGAAATCGCTGCTCTGGCTGCATACACAAGTTCAGAAGTTGGAAGACTCGCGAGAGAAAGAGACGCAACAATCGAACAAATAGCAAAGGTTTACATTGACATCATGTGTATGTATCTTATGGAAGATGACGTGCGTGACGTGATAGTTATAAATAATCGTGACGAAGTTGTCAAAGCTGGCGACTTAAAAGGTAACTGGGTGATTTTTGCACAAGACCAAGCATCAACACCTATTTCAGAATCTGTGAGGAAACGTGAATTTTTACAAAGCATTCCATTGCTTCAATCACTTGGTGTACCAGCTAACACCCTCCTATCAGAAGTGGTTCGGTCACTTGGATTACCTGAATCATTTATTGAAGAAGCACAGAAAGAGCAACAAGCACAAGTTTCTGCAGCCAAAGGTCGTTCAGCAGGTGAAGCCATACAACCTGATGCTGTCGAATTACAACAAGCCAGTCAACCGGCTGGACCAAATAACTTACAAGCCATCCTCAATACTGGGGAAGGGTAAAAAAAATAGTATCTATTAGGAGTAAACTATGAATGAAATGGATAAAATGGCTTTGGACGACGTCGGTATGATGGAGAAAAAAGCAATGCAACTGGCTCGACAGTTGGATGAAAAAGAAAACGAATCAAAAATCGAAGGTGACTACAGCAAAGTTGCACTAAATAAAATGATTGACTCAATGAACCGTGTCAACATGTTGTTTGATGCACCTCCCTTTCCAGAAATGGATGCTGACATGGAGATGTTGACACCTGCACTTATCAGAAATCTTATGATGATTACCAATGCTGCAAAGGACGCAGGATTAGATGAGTATGTTTTTGACATTGACAGTATTACAGATGATAAAGCACTAAAAATGGTTGCAGGTAAATTAGATGCAGCTGCTGGTGATAAATCATTCAAAACATTTCTAGCAAAACCAGACGGTATGAGTAACGAAAGACAAAGTGAAGAGGGTATGCCAACCATGCAAATGGAAGGTATGGAAGTCGCTTCACCTGGTCGAATGGGAACCGCACCAATGGAAGACGAAGAAGAACTTTTCATGGCTCGTATGAGAAAATCATAAAACACAGGAGATAAATTATGAGTGAAGAAATCAGCACCCCTGCAGTAGAAGTAGCAGACGCCGGGACTGATGTTGCAACAGAAACAACAGTCAATAACGAAGTGACACCCGCAGATGTCTTGAAGCAGATGAAGCATAAGAAGAAAGCGGCACACGGTAGAGATAGAGTGGCAGAAGCGATTGCTACAGTAAAGGCAGGACCTAAACCAGATACACCTGACAACATCAGTTTGGATACATTAACAGAAGCCGAGTCTTTGGACGAAGGTGGACATAAAGGCATTGACTTCAATCGTGTAATCAATGACTTACCAGATGATGCGAAGAAGATGTTATCAAACATACGTAGTGACTACACTAGAAAAACACAAGAGTTAGCAGCACAACGTAAAGAACTCGAAAGTATGCGTCAAACTTTACTTGATTCTCAGGTAAATGAAAATGTACAGAAGTTAGCGGCTGAAGATAATGTTGCATTGGACCCATACGATACCCAAAGCTTCGAAAAAAGAATTGAACAAGAAGTAGCGAGACGACTAAATGACATGTTACAACCGATGAGGGAAGAACAAGAAGTTATTAAGCGTCGTGCATCATTGGAAAAATTCAAGAATGAGAATCCTGACTTGATGGATTACAAGATTGAAGTTGCAACGTTACTCAAAGCAAATGAGAATTTATCTCTTGAAGATGCTTATCACATCGCCAAGGGAAGAGCCGTATCAGACGAAAACGCCAAGTTGAAAGCAGAGCTTCAACAGCGTCAGAATCGGATGCGTGAGGTGGGACTAAAACTTGGAAATGGAACCGTAAGGGGAAATAAAAAAGTGCCGAAACACCTCAAAAAAGCACATGAAATCTATGCTTGGTTGGAATCCAACAAGGGCAGGTGAAAAAAATGTGTATTACTATAGAACGCCCCAGTTTAATGCATCGTAATCTGGATAAGCTTGAGGACTCCTTCGGGAATAACTTCGACAAAAGATGTGAAACAATTAACAATTATAAGCCTATTTAATTTTAGCGGAGGACTATACACATGGCTATTTCAAATGACGTATTGTCGTCAACACTCCGTATTCTTCTCGACGAAGAGGTAGACCAGCTTTATCAAGCTACTCCACTTTTAGACAAGATGCGTGAACGAGGCGGCGTAGAAACTTATGACGGTGGACAAAAATTAGATGTTCCACTTATCTTAGAAGAACATTCTTCTATTACACAACTTGACAGCGGGTATGAACCCGTAAACCTTGCAGTTAAAGATTCACTTAGAACTGCTTCATTCTCCTGGTGCGACTTTGTTGCTCCAATCGTTATTACACGTTCGGAAGAACTTAGTAACAAAGGTGAACGTGCTATCATCGACATCGCTGAAGCTCGTATGAAGTCAGTAATGGGTGCTCTTAAGCGAGAAGTAGAAAAGCAGATTCTTGCTAACGCTTCTTCTGTATTGACTAACCTAAACACCTTCAACGGTCTTTCAGCCGCTGACGGGGGTGCTGGTTCTGGTGGTAACTCTACTCAAGGATTCTTTGATAACGTGGCTTTCGGCTCTCAAACAGCTGGAACTAACGTTGGTAGTCTTTCTAAGGCAACCTTCGCACGTCTTCAAAATCAATTCGTAGATGATGCTGGAACTCTTGACCTTAGTTCAATGACTGACCTTTACATCAACTGTCAGCTTAACACTCCTGATGGAAGTGCTCCTGACCTTATTATCTGTTCTCCACAGTTCTACAAATCTTACAAAGCTAAGTTGCAGGCTCAAGAACGATACATTGATGAAAAGGTACTTGATGGTGGACGATTGGCATTGGCCTTCAATGGTGCAATGGTTGTTGCTTCTCCATTCTTAGGAAGTGATGTTCAGAATCCTGCTGGAACTCCAGCTGGTAAAGAGATTATCTCAGCATACTACTTGAACACACGTTACATTAAGCTAGCATTCGATAGTGCTGCACAATTCGAGATGGATGACTTCGAACATGTTTCTGGTTATGCTTCACGTAGTGCAAACATCTACACTCGTATGCAGGTTTATTTCTCTCACTTAGCCTCACAAGGGCTTCATACAGACGCGGAGGCATAATCATGGCTACAAATACTCTAATTCAAAAGTTATTCGCTAGCGACGAAAGTGGCGTTGGTGAAGATTCAATCAAAGTCTCAAACAGACAAGAACTTGAAACATTCTTTGCT